CCCGGTCGAGCAGTATCGCGACATGGTCATGCGGCAGCTACAGCTGCATGACTTAGTTGCCAGCCAACAAAAACTATTGGAGGAACATGTCCCGGACTATTGAACAGATCGGCCTCACCATGCTCCGGTGGGGCAGCAAGCGTCCTGTGCTGCTGCAGCGTCCACCCAGCTGGACTGTGCAGTACCTGCGTCCGCTGCCAGCTGACAAGCCGCCAATCAATGTTGCACCCATCGGTCACGCTGGCATCTGGCTGATGAGACGCGCTAACCCGCTTTCCTACGTCAACGCAAATGGAAGTGCCATCAAGGTGACTTTGCCTTAGAATCACCGCTTACAGTCGTTATCAATGGGATTACCATTTTTCAACAGCAGTTATCTTAATCGAACAGTTTATTTGTCCGAGATAGATGATATGTCCAGCAGAGATGTTGCTTCTCTTCGTGCAGAATTAAAAGTAGCAGTTTCTTCTATGCAGGAGAAAATGCACGAGGAGAGAGATGTCGCTGAAAGTGACTGGCTTTATGGCATCAGCTTAAAAATTAAGATCTGCGAGCAGTTCCTGGAAAGGATCGACGAGCTTGCGAGTCTTGATAGCTCAAAGCTGAACCACTATCACCTCTTGTACTTACGGCAAGAGATCTCAAACGAGCTGGGTCCGCTCAAGGCCCAGCAATTATTCGACAAGTCCCGCGTTGGTGCGGTGGCTCAACTTCGCAAGGAATCTGTTTCGTGACGACCTTTCAATGGAATGACAACCATGCGCAAGCGCAGCATGGTGATGGCATCAGCCATCCCAGGAAAGGTGTCAAGACCAAGCCATTCAAGTTGCTGGTGCGCAACGGGCAGGCTGCACCAATGATCTGGCGCACCTCTGCTGAGAACAAGACTGCTGCCATTAAGTACGGCAAGGCTCGGTGGCCTGAAGCGGCCATTGAAGTGATCAAGTGATTACTTCTTACCGCCCTTCTTGCTGCCGCCTTTTTTGGTGCCTTTCTTCTTGTCGTCGTAGTGATAGGGCATGACCAAAGGTGTGACTCGCATTGACCTTAGCGCTGGTGTAGCGCTAGAGGATGCCCTTGATCTCTTGTATCGAGGCAAGGCAAACGCAGCAAAACTGGCTGCTGCTGCCGGTGTGTCTAAAACCGAGTTGCAGCGGGTCTTCGCCGACTACGTCTCGTCACGCGGCTTGGAGCCTGACGCTTGGCAAAAAGATGATGAGGTTTCCTGGCCCTTCATCACCTAGAGCTCAAAATTGGTTGCGGACTAAGGCCGACTCACGCATCCGCACCCCTCACACCTGATCCGCTGCAGGTCACTTGTCCTTCGCCCGTTTCAGGGTGAAGAGTCCGAATCATAGCCATGCGACAACCAAATTCAGTTGGAGTTCACCTTGTGACACTTGGAATCATGCCTCTGTTCAAGCCCTGGTTTTTTGATGGGGCCGTTGTGTACTGGGGTAAGCCCTGCCACACCCATAGCGCAGCACTTGAAGCAGCTGAGATACTGAGATCGACTTATCGGTAATTTATGGCCTCTTTGCGTTATCACGCTGGACGAATGGTCCTTAGCGAGGATGGCGATGGATGGCGCGTCAAAATAAAAACTAAGACCGGGAAAGTCTCCTACAGCCTCTCAGCCACTGAGCTTGAGCAAGCAGTGCTGGAGGCAGAACAGTTGTATGCAGATGCGCGTTGCATGAACAGTTCTCAGCCGCGTTGCATGAACTGCATACACTGGGAAATAGTAAAAGCCAATTGCAATGTTGGCTGTCCCGAAGGGAGGATGACTGGTGGAACCTTCGCCAAAGACTGCGCCTACTTCTGGCAGCATCCCGACTGATGCAATGGACTATGGCGATGGCTTTTACATCACTCAAGGTGTAGAACCTATTGGTGAGCCTCGCTATTGCAGTTGCGGTCCTGATGGACAAAGGCAGTTTTCTAATGACCTTTGGCAGGCTGACATTTACATCCAGCACATGAAGCATGCCAAAGCCAACAATTGAGCTTGTGGTTGAGGATGGTTGCCCTGTATGGCTTGTTCAATATGGCGGCATGGCACGTCACTTCCCAGAGTCGAAGGACTGGGCCGCTAAGCAATTTTTCGAGTTTGTAAGCCTTGCTTACAGCTCCATAGCCGATTCGCAGGCATCAAGTTCTGCGATGTGACCAACCGCCTGCTGCAGCATTTTGGCTTGGTGCCAGTTTGTCCTCACCAAGGACACGCATAAGGTCCGCAACGCATCGCCGTCGTCACAGCTCTGAACGTCGCGGACGTTTTTCTCTAACTCGAGTTCTTCCTCAAGGCTTTGGTGAATGACCATCCAGTCAGCCCAGCCCATAGCTTTGAAGATTCTTCTCAATTCATGCCACAGACGGCATCACTGTCAAGTGATTGTTGTAATGGCCTGTCTCTGCGTAGCTGTGCATTGGGGTGTTTGACATGGCGTGGAAGACCATCTGGCCGATCTTCATGCCTGGGTAGAAAGGCAATGCATGATGCAGTCGCTCGTTCTTCAATTCGAGCGTGAGCTTGCTTCCGTGCCAGCCTGGATCGCACCAGCCAGCGAGAAGGTGATTAACGCCATCTCTTGCACGGCTTGACTTGAGTACAAATTGGCAGCTGATGTCGTTGGGCAAGTTAAACAGCTCAAGTGTTTCAGCCAAGCAAAACTCGCCGGGCTGAAGCATGAACGGCTCATCTTCTGTCCTGTCTGAAATGTCGATGCGAATCAGCTCAGGGCTATAGATGCTCTCGATCATCAAGTGATCGCCTAAGCGCAAGTCCAGGCTGGCTGGATTCAACAGCTCTGGGCTGAAGGGAACAACCATGTCACCTTTGCGGCAACGAGCTTGGATCTCCCAGTCACACAGAACCGCCATTTGAGCAATGCAAAAACCAATGGTACTTAGATCTCAAGGGCTAACCAAAATGACCCAGCCAGTCTTCGGGCCTTCTGCCTGCCAGCGTTGATAGAACGCTGCTTGCCTCACACGGACATTGCGTCCCAGGTGTGGATTGGAGTGACCGCCTTTTTCCATTTCGGGATAGCCACGAGGGTCTTGCATGATCCACTCAGGATCACTGCTGTTTTTGCCTGCGTAACCGCTGATCACGCTCCAGTGCCCGCAACCCAATGCGTTGCACATCGGTGGCTCGCCGAGAAGCATATTTCCAACATGCAGCCAACCTGCCATGACGGGGCGACCGGCCTCCAGCTCTCGTTCGACTAAGTCAGCGTCAGCGTCTTTGCGGAACTCAGCCTGCAAGCCAAGGCTGCGCAGTGCTGCCAGCTGAGCGTCTACTGACGTGCTGTCGCCGTACTTAGCGCGGATCTCGTTGTACTCATCATCTGTGCGCACCTTCTTGTAATACGCCGCCACCATGGCAGCGGCCGAGCTGAAACACTCGCGATAGCCAGTTCCGGTTTTGTTGTCCCACTGCCGGAAGTAGGGCATGTAGATCTGCTGGTCATATCCGCTTTCCTTCCACGCCTGAAACCAATCTGCCTCGTCTTCCTCCAATAATCGAGCTGGCATTGACTCCTCAAGCTGTTTAATTGCAGCCAACTGGTGGGGCGTACCACGGAAGAACTGAAAAAACGGCAGCAAGGCAAGACCCATGGCCCCAAGCAGCAAGGTCACTTGGATAATGCCGGACACGCCTTACTTTTCAACTCTTGTGTCAGGCAACAGCAAATCCTTGAGATGCTTGACCGCCAAGTCGTCGAGGTCGTTGTCAGTGCGTGTGACGATCTTTTCCAGCATCGCCACGATCAACTCTTTAAATGCCCTTGAGCGCCACATGGTCATAACCAAGGGCTTGAGTACTAAAAGCATGAGACTGTTTTGAACAGCATCAATACCTTAGTTCCTATTGCTATGGCCTTCCAGTCGCGCTACTGACTGCTCCAGAGTTGCTAGTCGAGCAAAAATTTCTTGGTCACGAGTCCTGATGTCGGCGTGAAGCACATCAAGGCGGCTGGCTAGGTTGTCTACAGCGGTCGTAAGGCGTATCAGGGAGTCACGTCCCTGCTGACTCTGACGACTCATTCCCGTCAGCCCAGCTGAAGCTACGCCGACAGACGCTCCAGCTACTGCAGCCCAGACTTCAACCACCATTCGACCTCTAGCGTCAAACCATCATGGCAGAAAGCAAGGAATCGCAAGGCCAGGAGCAGGAAGACCACAGCAATGGTTGGCTAGGCGACTTTGTCCGCATCACAATCATGCTGTGGGCGATGGCGATTATCACTGCTAATTACGTCGGTTATTTCAAGGGTCAAATTGACGTGACTTTTAGTGCATCACTGCTTAGTTCGACTGCAGCTAGCTACGGGTTGACCATGAACAGAACGGCCAAGAAGAAAAAAGATGAAAGCGTTAACCTTGAAAGTAAAAGCACCACTTCAACCACCAAATGAAGCGCACATTTTTGGTATTGGGGATTACTTTGCTCGCTGCCCCTGCCCATGCTGACTTGACCCACCGAATCAGCAGCAGTATTCAGCTGGATGTTGGCGGCGCTTCAAGCCGTGCTGTTCGCGTTGGGAACAGCTACTCAATCAGCGGCAGCGGGGTTGATACCAGCGTCACCGCAGGCGGCAATACCACCGCTGATGCCATTGGTGGGCTTGGAGCAGCCACCAACGGCGTCAATGCCATCACGATTCCAGATGCAACGCAGGCGACTGGTGGCAATGCTTTCAGTTTTGCCAACAGCTACACCCAAGGTGACACCGTGCCTACCTCAGCCCCAACGGTTGGCGAGGTTCCTGCATTTGGCGATGTGACCAGTACAGCCGCAGGCACAAACACTGGCCTGGCAGGCACAATCACCACAAACGGGTCGATCACGATTTCGCCAGGCGCAGGAAACACCAGTGCTATCGGACAGGTGATCAGTGAACTGCAGAGCCGCTAGTGCGGTATTGCTGCTTCTGGCATCACCAGCGGCAGCTGTACCTGTAGTGCCTAACTTCAGCCAAGGTGTCGTTTCAACTCACACAGAGACCAAGACGATTGTGAAAGAGTCAATCGTCTCAGAATCGCACCGCACTGGCTGGGAGTACACAGTCACGGGCACTGGCGTTGAGCCAAGCAGTGGCACCGTGAGCCCTGTTGTTAGCGGTGCAGGCTTAGATCTTGCCAATCGCAGCAACTGGGTGCAATCAACACCAGGAGCTGCCTTCCAGTTTGCTGAGACCTATCAAGGCCCTGGTCTGATCGAAAAAGTGATTATTGACAGGGAGACCATCATTGAAAGCGTGACCGACTCCACCAGCACTTTCAGCCAATGAGAGCGACAGCAACTGCGCTGCTACTCGGCTTGATTTACACAGCACCTGCAGCTGCACAGGTGAGCGCCACTGCATCACCTGTCTCAAACAGCAGTGGTTCAGTGGTCAACCAGGCCGTGCAGATCACCCCAGGCCAATATCAGAAGTTCAGCTTCGGCTCTGGCATCCAGTGCGATGGAGCAACGCTAAATATTTCACCCTTCATGTCCGGCGTTCACTCTTTTGGCAAGCCAAACAATGAGTATTACCAAGAGCCGGTTTACGACAACAGCGACAACTATGGCTTGATTGACCCGGAAACTGGCTTGGACGGACCAGACGGAATACCTGACAATCCTGGCAAAGTCCTGTTCATGAAGCCGATGAGAACGGGCTATCGCAGCAATTACAGCAACAACTTTGGCATCACTGCCACTATCTCAGTGCCGCTAGATCGTCGTGCCATTGATCAGTGTCTAAAGGCAGCAGAAAAGCAAGTTGCGCTTTACGAACAGAGCCTTGCTGATAAGCGGTTGAATTACGAAATGGGGCGCCTCAAGGCATGT